AATATTTAGCTAAATTATCTGATGAATGAAGTGTAGACCATTGTGTATTTATAGTTGATAAAGCCTCTTTCATATTCATAAAAGCAATAGCGTCTCTTTGAGTCGGTCTGTTTTGCCAGTCAAAAATACTAGGAGATATAACTAAACCTTTAGCGTTCTTAGAGGTAAACGAAACTCCAATACCTTCTGTAGGCATTGCCATAATATTTTGTTCAGTAATAGAACTAAATCCATCAGAAGGTCTTAATTTTCCATCTCCTCCTAAATTAGATTTACCGAAACTCTGAAGATGAGGTATGTGTTTAGCGTCATACGTCTTTGCTGAAGTCTCCCCCATAGCAAGGTCAACTCCCTTTGCTTTCATCTTTTGTGCAACGTCAGGATGATAGATTAAATATCCTTTTCCTAATAATTGATTTTCACCTGTTGCAAAAACGATTGTTTTAGCTCCATTAGCACCGCCCAATTCAAAGCTTTGAGCATCGTTATATTTCCCCTTTAAACTCATTAAAAAAGCCATTAATTCTTTTGAGGCAAACTTAGCACCATCTAACAAAGAACTTTCTAAACTTTTCAGTTTACCTAATTCATTTCTAGCACTCTTAATAATGTCTGAAACTTGACCGCTTTCTTTTGATCTAGTAAGTTCATAATCTCTTTCCGTAATACCTTGATTATTCCATTTATGATTTGTGTCTTTTTCAGCTATGTCATCTTTAACAATAGCGGTTAAATAAACAGGGTCTTTCATTCCATAATATTTACCTGTATCAATGGATTTTTGAGCAAAATCTTTTATCATTTGGTCGGGGTGATTTACAGCAGACCATTTTACAACTTCTGAATTAACTGGTTGAGTAGTTCCTCCATCTGATAACAACATTCTTTTAAATATATTTGCTTGAATTTTAGCAACTTTAGACTTGTCATAGTCTGTTCCTGCCATTTCTTTAATTAATTTCTTAAACTCACTTCTACCTCCATTGTGATCTAAATAAGGCATCATAAGTTTTAACTCAACTTCATGTCTCTTTAAATTTTCAACCTTATCCATCTTGTTTTCATAAAGGTCTTTAAACACTCTTTCAAATACTTTTCTTTCGCCACTTTGAAATAATTTTCTTGTCTCTGTGTACCAATTATCAAATTCTTTATGTAAGACTCTAAGATTTTCTTTTGTTGCGGTAAAAAGAACTTTATTCATAGGAGATACTCTCGTATAAATAAACAATTCTTTTTCAGTATTTAGAATTTCTCTTAATGTTTCAGATTTTATTTGAGGGTCAATACCTTGAAGTTGTCTTAAAATGTCTTCTGTTTTCCCTGCAAAACGAATCGCTTTGTTAATTATGGATTGAATTTCAGTAGGACTGGAAGCCATCGAGTCTATGCTAACGTTTCTTACTCTACCTGCTGTTTCCATTCCTACCATTTCATTTAAATAAATAACTTTCAGTCCTTTTTGTTCAAACCAACGAGTGTTAGGGTGTTCAACTACTGTTTTATTGTTGTCTATCTTTGCAATAGAGCTTCCAGAGTTAACCCTGTTTGTAGGAGAAACTCCTTGTAAAGTCATAAAAGAAATTTTTCTTGAGTTGACTTGATTTAAGATTATTTCAGCGGCATCTTCTCTAAGAAATTTATCCCATTTTGACAGCTTTTGAGCATCTGTTAATTTTGGATCATTTCCTATAACTGTCCTAATATGAGTTTCAAAAGCTTTTTGAGGGTTGTCTAAAATATCTTGTTTTACATTTTCTAAAATTTTACCGTCTTCTCCAAGAAGATTGTAATTCTCAAGGATTTCAATAACTGATCTATGCTTTGAATGGATTGTCCTTTCTTTCTCCGCATTTTTAGTCAATTCCATAACATCATTATGTAAGATATGGTCTTTATTCATAACAATGCTTTGTCCAATAGACTTTCTTAACTCTCCAATCATTCCATATAAATCTCTGAAATTTCCACCTTCAGCAATATCATTTAGTTGCTCAGTAAGTGGTTTGATTGACTTGTTTTTACTATCAATATCAAGATTATGAATCTTTCTTGATAAGTTTTCTATTAAACTTGTTGCAATCTCTGGAGTAATCCCACCACCTTTTTGACCATCATAAGCAAGGTTTTGTATTTGAACAACTAACTCTTGCATTTGATCTACTGCCTGAGATTCATGTTCATATTTCCTATGAAGAATCCTAGATATAGGCTCCATATATCTTTTATTAATTTCAGCTAGTTCTAGTTCATTTTTAGTACCAACAATATCAGAACCTTTTAATCTGAACGAATCAGCATATTTATCTAAACTATCTATAACTTCATCAATCTCATTTTTTGCATCTTCAGATTTATATTTATTTCTAAGCCTTATAAGATTTTCTCTTATTTTTTCTACATCTCTTAAAGGACTGTCTGCTTGCCTATTTGGACTTTCAAGCTTTTCTTGTAAAGCAGTAATTTCTACATGAACATCTTTAATCTCTTTCTGCATGTTCATATCTTTTGATTTAAGATTAGAGAAGACCTTATCTGCATTTAAAATAGTATCACTTAAATTCTGCTCACCAAGTGCTTTGTAAATTTTAATAAAAGCTTCAGGGTCTACCTGTTCTAAATAGCGTTTATTACTATCTGTAAACATAAAATCTTTTTCTACTGCATTGGTTCCTAATACATTTTTTATAGTAGTAACCGCTCTTTTAAATAACTCTACTTCAGCTTGAGGAACTTCTCCACCTATATAGTCTTGCTTTAAAAATTCTTCAACTGCTTTTGCACTTGGTATAACTAGCTTACCTCCCTCAATAATAGCTAACCCTTCATTTCTTAACATAGCGTGTATTCTGATCTGCCTTGAGTCTGTATTCGAGGTTCTCATTACTCGATTAAACATCATAGCTCTCATTTGTTGAGTCCAATTGGATCCCCATTCACCTATGAATTCGTTAGTAAGTTTTCTCCAATTATCCACTAAAGGCTTAATTTGCCCTCTCTCTAATTTTCCTTTCGTTGAAACACTAACTTTTGCTGTTCCTCCTAAAGCTTCTTTTCTTAGTTCAAATAAGCTTCTTAACTCATCTAAGTCTCTACTAAGCTCTTTAGATTCCTCTTTAGTTAATTTATCAGATTTAATTAATTTTTTATAAACATCTATGGATTCAGCATATCGACCTTTATCCCCATTTAAACCAAAAACATCATCTAGTTGACTAGTAAATAACCTATCCCCTTCTAGTTTGCTTTTTCCTTCTATAATATCAGCCAACCTCTCAGCAGATTCAATGGACTTAGCAGTTTTAAAATGTTTTATAAATGCATTGTCTGTAGGATGTAATTGAATCTTCTTACCACCAAATTCATTGGAAAGAATATCCATGTGTTTATTAATAATTTGCTCAGTTTGTCTTAAAAAATCATCTTTATCTTTTACTTTATTATTCCTAACCGCTCTTTCTACTAAGACATCTAAAGACTCTCTCCTACTCTGAAGGGGTCCTTCAAGCTCTCTGAGGGATTCCATAGTGCGTATGAGATCGTTTACAGTGTGTGCAGGTCCTTTGTCTACCCCTTGAGCATCAGAGATTAAACGACCTATTACCTTACCTTCTTGATTTACTGAAATATCGTAAAGTTCTCCCAACTCATTTAACATGTTTTTATAAACTTTTAACCCTTGTTTAGCAGGCTCAATGGATATTCTTGATAAAATTCCCTCAATTTGTAATTGAGAAATGTTATTGCCATCTTTAAACTTTAAATCCCCTAAGTGTTTTGTTAGTTGATTAAGTGTTCCTTCAGAAAGAGTTTTAACTTGGTCAGAAAGATTTCTATGATTTTCACTTGAATTGTGTTTCATTACATCATAAAGTTCTAGAATAGCTTTAGTCTTTTGATGTTTTTCGTGAATATAGCCTTTATCACCTGTTGTTTTTGTGACTGCATTTTCCATAAGGCTATCAACAGTTTTTATGATATCTGACCCCATTTGACTTGTATGAAGCACTGCTCCAATAGCTGCAGCGTCACTCTGTCTATCATAAAACTTTAACTTGCTTTTAACGTTATCAACATTCATACCTAACTTAGAAAGCGTATTGTGATAAGGAGTAAAATCAGCCATATAAGTCGCTTGATTTTTAGCACCCCAATGTCCTCTCCCTTTTGTCATAATAGCAGACATAAACATGTGAGCAGACATTTCACCTACATCCATATTTGCTAATTGAGAATCGTCAAACATCCAACTATGGTTCATAGCTAGAACACCTGCACCCATTCTAGTAAGAGTACCAGGATTTAATAAGTCTTTTGCGTACTTAGGAGCCCAGTTCTTTATAAACTCTTTAGAGACTGCTTTTTTCATATTATTTAAGATAAAAGCAACTTCATTTATAGGCATCTTATCTAAATTCTTTAGAATGTCATCAACTCCATCATAAACTCTACCTTTAGAGTTCTTCCATCCAGCTCTAGCTAAACCTGAAGTCGTCATAAGTTGCTTTGACTCTCCACTTACCATGAGTCTCATAATATCTCGAACTGTCTCATCTCCATGTTTTTTAGCTATCGCTCTATAATTTGTATTGTTATAGCTTTTTAACAATGCATTTAATCCATTCCTAAGTTTTTCACTACCACCAGACTTTTGTGACCATAAAACATTAGGAATAGCTCTAATTGCAGGGAATGTTAAAGAGGCAACAAGAGAATGCTTTAAACTGCCTATAATTTCATCGTTTTCCCACTCGCTATCTAAAGGATTAAACCCTTTACCGCTTCGATTCATAGAGTCTATTTTGCCTGCTATTAAACCATGTACCCCCATTAAATACATGTCATTAACTGCCATCCCTAAATAATCAGATACTTTTCCACTAATCCCTTCATTAAGACCTTTTTTCTTTAATGTTCGAGCAAACCATTCTCCTAAATCATTGACATATTTACCTTTGCCTAACTCAGTTACATAATCAGTTGATAAATCAAAAAGTTCTTTATCTGTTAATTTAATTCCATTCTTTTCAAAAGCTTCTTTTAAGATTCTAGAACTTGAGGTTGTTAATGACGAAGAAGCGTTTACAGATGCTTTCCCTGTAGTGTTTAAATCTTTTATCCATCGAACAACATTATCATCTGTTCCAAAATCAGTTAAGGTATCTTTTGATATTTTTTGAGCTTTATAATAGTCGTCAGCTTTTAAAGCACCTTTGGCGATAGTATTTTGACCTGCTTTTGTAATAAATTTATTTGCCTTTAGACCCTTTGTTGCTAACCTACCACCTTTACCGAGCAAACCAAATGCTCCAAAAGGAGTCATTAAAGACCCTCCCTCACCAAGAATCCATCCCGCTTTACCTGCAGTGCTTAAATCTTCCCACTCTTCATTTTCATAAGCTAGTTCAGAAGCACCAAAAGTAGACCCAGAAACAAACCCTTCACTTGCGTTCCATAGAAACTCCCCTACACTGTCCAGTAGACTAGAATTGTCTATCGGTGCTATTGGAGTGTCGCTTAAATGAGCATATTCTTGAGGGGTGTAATCATTCCTTTTTTCAATTTCTTGCCTTTTAAGACTCTCTACATATTTTTCAGGTATTTTCATTAATAATTATCCCAACTGCTGTAATAAGGTTTTACTCTATTTGCCCAATCTCTAAACCCTCTAATCGTATCTAATTTATCTACATAATAGAAATAGTCTTGCATTTTAGGATCGCTAAAAAACATATCTTCGTAAAAAGAGTCAGGAATGACTTCTTCTAAGTCTTGACCAGAAATCAAATTATCCCAATGGTCTTGGCTTAAGTTTGTGTCAATAGTAGGGTCACTATCTATTGTTTGGAGATAAGATTGAAGGCTCTTTGGGTCAGAATCTAAATAGTTTTCAAGCGTGTCTCCTTCCGAAGCTCCGAAGTTAAAATTTTGTTGTTGTAAATCTGTGAGTGGTTTAAGAATATTTTCTTTTTCTACAATAACGTTCTCATTTTTAGGAGCAACTTTAGGAGGCATTTCCCCTTGAGCGTTTAATCTTTTTATCTCAGAGACTAAATCATAAAACTCTTTGCCTGACTTTTTCTCTAATATCTTATCTAAAGATGCAATTTGAGCTTCTTTTGCTCTAGAGTGTGCTTTTTGGTTTATCTGATCCCAACTCATATCTATTGTAGGATTCTCATTTAAAGCTTCTTGAATCATTCTAGGCATTGATTTTTCACTACTAATCCATCCTTGAAGCTCATTAAACCCATAAGGGTCTATCACATCTTGAAGATTATTAAACGAACTTTGTAACTCATCATAATATGCATCGTAATAAGGAGAGTCTAAATTAAGTTGCCCACCACCAAAAGCTCTACCTAATGTATAATTGTCTCTAGATGCTACCCCTCCTCTAACATAAGCGAAATCTGTTATCTGATCAGAATAAACATCTCTTTCATCTCCACCACTATCTTTAAGTCTATTCAATGCATTAAATACATCTGTACCATCCATCCCATCTAAAACAGATACTAGCATTTCTTTTTCTGTCTTAGGGGTAGTTGGTAAGGCTTTAGGTTTTATGTCGTATAAACCACCTATTTCTTTTATTAAAGTTGATTTTTGATCAACTGGAATATCGGATGTATTAATTGTTTCAACAAGATTTCTAGCTTCATCATCGGTGCTGATGTTTGCAAGCTGACTCTTAAAAGTGTCTGGTTTAAAAGACTTCTTGACTAATTGATATGGATTTGCATCATTCTTAATATTAGCCATTTCCATAGAATTTTGATCCATAGCATACATATTTGCAGACATACTTGGATGACTTCTTATTATTTGTAACAATTGCTCACTATTGGGATGCACTGCTAGTTGATTTAAAAAATCAGTAGAGGTTGTATTTAAAGCTAATGATTGTAAATCTAATACAAGTTTTTCAGGAACATCCAACCCTGTCTCTTCCTTTATTCTTCTCCATGTTTTAGCAGGATTATTTGTTTCATCATTTTCTAAAACACCTTGGATTATCTTAAAACTATCATCGCTTTTATCTATTAAAGGCTGAATTTTAGCTTTATAGGCTTGTTCTTTCTTATTTTGGATACCTAGACTACCTCCAGGATTTTCTTTATCAAATGAGGCGTTAAGACCTGCTAAAGCAAAAAGTTGAGAACTTTTATCGCTATTATTACGATAGTATTTTTTCATACTTTCAAAATCATCGTAATCTAAAACCCCATCTTCTCCTGCAAAGTCTGAAGCAAACTGATCAAAAAATCCTTTTTGATTTAATAATTCTTGAGTGTGAGTCTTTAGTTTATTATCCAAAAAGGCTTGCACTTCAAGTTTCCTATCGTATTCATTTTTTGCCTTACCTAGCCTTTTTTGTGTTAAGGAATCACTCTCTTTAGTTTTATATAAAGGGTTGCTAAATTTTAAATCTGATATATCGGCAGCAACTCCATAAGCGGTTTCATAATTAATCTTTTTTAATGCAATACTATTTTTTATTTCCTTAAGAGATTGTAAAGTTGATTCATACTCTTGTACTCCAAGAGCATACTCTCTTTTATCTTTTAAATCACTTTTTTGATCTATTCTCTGATTGTCATAAATTTCTTTATTATACGCTCTTGTTTCAGTTAAATCATTTGCTTGATCGAGTCTCTGCTTATCATAAATCCCTTCATTGTACTCTCTGTTTTCTGCTATCTCCTCTTTCCTTAGTCGTCTATTTTCTTCTATCTCATCTTTCCTGTATGCTCTATTTACTTGGTTCTCTCTCGCTTGTAAATCAGATTTATATATAGAAGTTGCTCCACTAACTAAAATATCTAACCCTTTTAAAACCGCATTTATATTATCATTTGCCATAATTAATCCTTAACTAAAGTAACTATCTAGTTCGCTTGTATCTCCCTTGTAATCCTTATCTGTAGCACTTTTATAATCAGTTAACAATGCATTGTACTGCATATTCATTCTTTGCAACAACTCTGTTTCACTTTGATCTCGTTCCATAAAAGCTTTTTGTTGACCCATGTTAAAACTATCTAATCCGATTTTCTTAGACTGTTCTTCCATTCTATTTATGCCTGTATTAGACGCAAAGTCACTTTTAGATATCATATTGTCTGCAGTGTTTCTAGCTTTTTGAAAGTTTGTATTAGCAGTTAAGGTGTTTTGATCCATAGCAAAAGATTGTTTTTGATCTAAAAATCCACCTTCTCCTAAATTCTTATCTAAGGAAGTTTGAATACTTTTCATTCCACCATCTATTGCCTTATCGGCGGCTTTCTTTTCATGGTACTTGCTATCCTTATCAAAACTAAACGCCTTCTTATCCCCAGCACCTGAAAGCCACCCCCCAATTCCATCATTTCCAAGAGTATGATCCCATGCATTTTTTGGATTTACAATAGAATCTTCCCATAAAGGATTAAGGTCGCTAAATTGAAATCCCGAACCGTCTGTTACATTACTAATAGTTTTTTTTGCAGGATTTCCAACGTTTTTATTCCACCAATCTTTAAGTCCATATTCTTTTAAGTTTGTCATAGGGTTGGTTGTACCTGAACCATATACTGCACTTGGATCATTAACAAAACTAAGAACCATATCTTCACCTTTGTCTTTTAAAGTATCTACTAAATAAGACTCAAAAGCAGTTAAGTGAGATTCTTTTCCTTTAATCTTTCTTATTTCGGTGTCTCCACCTCTACCATAATTCTTTTTATGCATTATCTATCCTCCCACCAATCATAAAGCATTTTACCACCTGTTAATGCAAGACTAGCTCCTCCAGTTGCTCCAACACCCATCAGACCTGCAACTCCTAAACCTGCTTGCGCTAAACCTATTGCATCGTTAGTATCAAATTTTCCATCTCTGTTTTTATATAAATCATACGCACTCTTTGCAACACCTAACCCTCCAGCTACTTTACCCAAAGCACCGCCACTTCCTTGCATTTTATCCATTGCTTCCATCTCAGAATGAGAATGTAATTCAAAACCTGCAGAAGGGGAAGAAGGAGGAGTAACAAAATTATTTATTTGATTTCTTGTAAAACTTGGCATATTGCCATCAACCCCTATTTCACCTTGACCAGATGCCCACATGTCATCAATAACGCTTTGATCTCTTAAATGGGGGTTGTCTAACATACCCTTGTAGTAAATATCGCCTCCTTCTCTTAAAAATTGATCTTTTTGGTTTTCAAGCATAGGTTTAATTAAATTGTATGTTTTTTCTTCAGTAGCATCTGCTATTAAGTTTGTGTTTTTATCGTAAATTGTTTTGTTAATATCAGAAATTTTATTCACACCTTGTTGAGTTGCTTCCCATTGACTATTGTCATAGATGTCTCCATATTGTGAAGGTACATCAGTATTTTCCACTGTAGTTACCGCATCTGTAGGAGAAAGCTTCCCTACTTTTGTCATATCAATTTCAGGTACTTCTGTAGGAGTCTCTGTATTAACAAATCTATTTTCTGCTTTGGTAAAAGGTCTTTTTATTTTATTCCACCAACTGTCATCCATATATTTATCTGAATACTTTAAAGAAGGGTCGTCTTGCATCATTTCAGAAGCTTTTACATTTTGCCCTTTCACATAAGCATCGCCCAGTTTATAAGCGACACTTGCAGACCTTTGCCAGTTTTCACTTCTATTCTGTTCTTTTTCCAGTCTTTTTCTTTCGATTTCTCTTAATTGTCTTCTAGCGTCTGCTATGTAGTATTCCATCTCTATACCTTTGTAAACTGTTGTTTATATAAAACATTATTGTATCGAACAAACTGAATCAACCCATCTGAAGTTTGCCTTAAAACAGGTACACCCTCGTCTAATTCTTGGATATTAGGAACACCTTTCTTAATTATCAACCTTTCTTGTTTTTTATGTAATAGGACTCTTTGATCTCTATCCATCACTTAACGCTCTTAGCTCGATATACAATATTTATATCGTTAATTTCAAATCCTGCAGGAACCGTTTGGAGAGCAGAATCAACAGTTGCAGGAGAAATGTATAATCTCATAGAATACACATTGCTCCAATTAATAGCATTACCCCCATCGTCAGTCGAAGGTGGTATAAATGTATTTGTGATCCAATTATCTTGTTGGTCTAAATCGGGATCTGTCACAAAGTTTCCAAAGGTTCCCCAATTGCTTAACTGACCTCCTGTTGCTTGACCACTGGTTGCTTTTGAAGACATAATCTCTGCTCTCAATCGAACCTTGTTAATTCCACAATTTTTATGAGTAATGTAAATTTTATAAATCTTTTTTCGTGTATTAGGAAAGCCAAAATCAATATCTTTAGTTCTAAGGTCTAAAGTATTAGTTGAGGCTGGGTTTGATGACCATTCAGCTACAACAATAGCTGTACTGTTTTGTTTTGCTATCCAAGAATTACCTTGGTAGTCTACTGTAAAATTTGTTTTGTCAATGCTATCCCCAAAAACAGAATCTCCAAATACCCAACTTTGAGTTACAAAATCATAAATATAAACATCTCCATAATTTCCATCAGAGTCTCTAAGAATCATTAACTGTCTTTCTGTAGGTATATAAGTGACCTGTATGCCTGTTCCATCGTAAAAAACATCCCAATCTTCTTTTGAAATCAATCGTCTGTTTTGTTTTTCAAATAGATTTTCAACAGACTTACCATTATAAAAATAACAACCGTTTTTATTTACCCAAGCAATACCAAAATCTGTTTGACAAGTAGCATTAGGATTATCAATGCCTTTGTGAATAAAAGTATCTTCTAAAAATTCTAATTCTTGAGAGATATTAATTAAATGCATTTTACGAGTCTTGAATTGAAGAATCCTATCAGCATACGTCTCTAGTTTTTTTATTTCATCACCATCATTTACAGAAGCTTCAATAACTCTTTGTGGAGAAAAAGTATCAAATCTATTAGGAAAGCTTTTCATCATAGCATCACTTTTAGTTACATTGATTCCATTTTCTTTATAGACCACATTTCCTATATAAGCCATTCTATTAGTAACTACTGCAGTTTTATAATGAGCGGAAATAGTTTCTGTTTCTTGAGGTAATCCTGTATTACTTGTATAAGAAATAGCAGTTGAAGGACTTTTAATCCACTCAGTTGCAATAAAATACCTTAACGTTCCTCCAGTACCTTCATATGCAAATTTCCATTGAACACTGTTTTGATTAGCAACATCTGTAATACCTTTAAATAAGTCTACTTCTGCTTGTAGGTAGTAAGTGTCTGTACCTGTTTCCCTTAAATATATATTTACGCCAGTAATTCTTACGTTCAATACTGCACTAGCATCTCGTTTAAAATAGATACCAATTTTAGCTTGAGCGTTGTTTATCCCTGTCCAAGGAACACCTGACCCTAGTTTTTTTAAAGCAGTTTCTTGAGTTCCGTCATAAATGTAAGAGTAAGCAATATCCCAAGTTTTATTCCAGCCATTCCCTCCACTAGTTTCATCTCCACTAGTAGCATAAACTAATTTAATGGTAGGATAAGCAGGAGAACCTGGGGTAGGGTAAATGGTTATTGTACCAACGCCTGCTCGTGTAATTGAACCGTCTGAATCTGTATAACATAAAATTCCAGAGGTAGGAGGAATTGGTTCTGCATCAGTTAATAGCCAAGTATTATTATACTCCAATCCTTCATTATTAACCGATCCTAGATTAACGATCTGCGAAGCAGAACTTAAACCCGAAGCATTCCCATTATAAGCACTTTTGGCAAAAAAGATAGTATTGTTGTAGGTTCTAAAGTGACCGTCATCCATTCCAACGTTTGAGTCAAAAGCATTTGAATTGTAAGCATCTCTAGTTTGAAATCTCATTCGATTTATATGCCCATACCATTTCCGAGTACCTGTATAGTTTGTTCCGTTTATTCCATCTGAAAATCGAACTATACCATCTGCTTTATAAAAAACAGGTTTTGAATTTGACGTAGGGAACACATAAGCATAAGTATCGTTATCTTCCCATCCTCCCCCTGTTGCACGACTGTACACATGTAGTTTTCTAGCGTTATTATCATAAACAATAATATAATGTGCAACCACTTCAGTTCCTGCGATAAATCCACCTGAACCATCTGCAACAATTCGAGTATCATTTGCATCTTCACCGCCTGCCCAGTCTGAACTAAAAGTATAAAGCCCATAGCCAGCTATTACTTGACCTCCTATTGAAAAAGAAGTGTTTTGGATTTCACCTAATAATTTTATTTTACCGACATGATTAACCATCACATCAGTTGCTCTGCTTAATTCATTATCAGCAATATCTCTCCATTCAGAGTGAGTGTTTAATCCTCCGTGAAATTGGTCAATTTTGTAGATTTTTTTTGGCATACTTTCTTTTTAGGAGCTTCTTTTGTTCCTCTTAATATGGCTTCTCTGTTCCATCTATCCATAGCGTAGACTTTTTCCCAATCAACAACTTCATCAAAGTCTTGAGCTTCTTCGTAATGAACAGGTTTGTTATTTAAACTCATTTACAAATTCTTTGACCTTTGCAAACATTTTATCATCTTCTTTTGTAGGTGTTCTTTTAACCAATTGTTCTATAAACCAAATAATTGCACCTTTTGCTCCATACTTAGAAACTTTTTTTGCAATGTATCTATCTATTGCTTTTGATAACATACTCATTTGCTTTTTTCCCCTTTTACCATTTTTGTTAGACCCTGCATAACTACGTCTAGAAGAATATCGTCTTTGTCGCTTGGAGACATCTTTACTATTTTTTCTGCCACCATAAACGCCAACAATACCCATTCCCAATTCTCTGCTAACCATTCCATTGAAACCTCCTTAGTTTGACCATGCTCTTATTTTTTTATCACTAAATTCCATTGTAACCCATCCTGTACGGATCATAGGGAAGAATGAATATCGAGCGTATTCAGCATAGTCTAGAAAAGACCCTCCTCTACAATACCATATCCTTTTTAAATCTTCTTTAGGAGTAGCGTCATCACTAACAGTAATTGAATCTATAGGCTTTGCATATAATTGATGATTATGCCCTAAGAAATAGACATCTCCATCTGTATAGACTGCCGCCATTTTATCTAATTCTAAATCTCCATTCTTTCCACCACCTCTACCGTGACCACTTACTAAATGCCATTTCTTTGATTTAACTTGTAGCCTTGTATATCCAGGTAATTTAAAATAGGGTACTTGCAATTCGTCTGCTAGAATCTTGGATATATCCATACCAAGAATATTAACACTGCGAATAAAATCATGGTTCCCCCCTCTAATAAATAGAAGTTTATCAGCAATTTTTTCAATTCGTTTTCTAAATGATATATGCTGATCATCGGGTTCCATTGCTTGCCCTCTTTGAGAAATCTTATAATTTGGTGGAATAAGTTCAATGTTGTCTCCGTTTAAAAACCATCTTGCATTAGGATCAGCATCGACTTCTTCTATAAACTCATTAAAATGATCATAGCTATGTTCTTGAGCACCATGATGAACATCTGTTGCACCGTGTACTCGTATTGTAGTGTCAAAAGTATAATCAAGGATTCCTCCTGCTTCAACTTCTCCTATTTGATCGCTTATATTTTCTTCGCTTATTACTACAGAAAACCATTTACCGCACTTTGTACAGTGATAGCGTTTTCTGTCGTTTCTAGTACCTCTACGTTGCGTTTCTGTTGAGAGGCAATGTGGACATCCCATTAAGTAAAAAGGGATCCTAAATACCCTGACAAAGCAGATGCGAGAGCTACAATAGCTACCACTACTCCTTTGTGAACTGCATTGGTTGATTCCATTTCAGTTATCCTTGTTTCATGTTGTTTGATTGTACCATTTATTTCATCCAACCGATTTGACTGCCATTGCTGAGAGAACCACATTTTCTCTCTCCATTCATCCATCATGATGTCGCCATCACTATTCCTTGGCATAGGCTCTAATGAGGGTTTACGACTCATACCCATTTGCCTCCATAAAATGTTTTATAGTTCCTTTTCCCAAGTGAGTGTTATAATAGGCTTTCCAATAATGAGCTTGGTCTAAATGCGTTTTAGGTAAAGGCTTAGGAACCCTTCTATAATGAAGTCTACAAAAAGCGACTTGCAATGCAATGTTACTTAAGAGTCCAAATTCTAAGTCAGCACCACAAAATCCTAACTCATCTAATGCATCTTTGTATTTAGGTCTATACACCACATAGTTATTTAGAATATCTCTTGTTGTGGCTGGTTCCATTTGGAAGAACCCTATAGCAGGACCTTTGATCTGTTTAAGGTGCTTGTAGTGACTTTCAGCTTGACCAGTAGCCATAATTAAAGACAATGCTTGTTCAGAGAATAGATTCATTCTTTCTAGGGTTTCTCTAGCAATAATCTCAACATGATCTCGTATCATAATGTTTCCTTATTTTATAGCACTTGAAAAAGTTGGTGTAACTTTTCTAACTGCTTTTATTTTATTATTACTGTCTATATCAACCCATTTTAAAAATTCTTTATGGTAAAACATCATTGCTTCCATTTCACCCACTTGTTCAAATCTCTTAGACTTTAAATAAGCTATTAAAGCTTGTGCTAATGTTTCACTTACATCTAAATCAGATGATTCATCAGTTGGGATAAAAGGAATAGTGCTAAATTCCAACATTAACCCTTCAGTGATTGATTCTGTAGGAGAAACCCATTCCCCTTCTTTCCATTCTACAACTGCAATATTTCTACCTCTGATGTAGTATGCATATTTAGTTTCAGGTTTATAAGCCATCTTGGTCTACATCCTCTACATTTCTTATTCTAGGAATTTGTCTGTACTTTATAATCCCATCATCTCCTTCCCATTTAGCTCTTACATCTAAAAGATCAACCATAACAGGAGGTAGCGTATAAAATCTTTGATCTTTCACAAGATCAGACTTTCCTTGTTCTACTTTTTCAGGATACCTACTTTGTATTTCTATAAATGCAGATTTTAAATAAGATTTAGTTAGTCCTAACTCTTTTATATCTGCTCTTTGCATTAATTCAATTAATTTCATGCTTTAACCCCAACTGGTTTCAAATACAACCCCTATATCATTGTATTTATTTGATGAGAAATTTTCTGTGTAATTTTGACCATCCCATGTTAAAGTTTCTATTTCATTGTTCCATAAAAAAGGAGTCATTTGAACAACTTCTTCACCTTCAATTAGCTCAACTCCTAAAGAATTAACCCAAGTAGAATCAGAGACCTCAGCAATAGGAGTTTCAGCTACTATGGTCGCATTGTTTTTATCTTTCCATACTATTGCATCGTTAGAAACTTGTACCCCTGCATCGTTAACTACTATAGGATTAGGAGGTTGCTGAATTGTCCAAGACATTATCTTTCTTCCTTTTGTTGAGGTGGTTGCTTTACTTCCTGACCAAAACGTCCGTAATATTCTTGTTGTAATTCTTGTTTCCTTACATTGTAAATACTGAGTTTTTCTCTAAGTACAGACAGTTTTTGAGTTGCTAGTTTTACAGACTCTAATTGACTGGTCAGTTCAACCCCTGCTCTAGAAACTTCTTGTTGAGCCACCATCATAACTGCTTGAATCATTTCACTGTCTTCATCATTAATCCATTCTGTTGCATCTGTTGTAACTATTTCGTTAGTAGCAGAATGATCTTTAGCCTTAGAGTCAATTAATCCTTTTGCAGTATCTAAAGCATCTCGCATAGTTCCATCGCCTAGATATGTATTTAAAGCGGTTTCTATAGTGCCTGCAAGCGTAACTATAGCATCAGTTTGAGATACAATTGTATCGTTTAAAATTCTTATAGCGGTAAATAAAACAATTAAATTTTCTAATTGAAAAGATACTCCATCAACCGAAGTGTCATTTCTTAGCGTAACTGCATCTATATTTGTATAATCAATTTTTTTTATTAACACTTTATCAGAAGGTGCTTTTGGTAAAACTTTTATTTTAGACTGCCCTGCAGTTGAATTATCAATTGTATAGATAGGGTGATAAGAGCTTGCTTGATAGATACTTCCATCTGCTTGAGTCCAATTTGCACCTGCATTTTCACAAGCAGTCTGCGTAAGATGTTGACTAAGACTACAGAATCCACCGCCAAGATGATATGAGTTATAAAGGTCTTCAGAGATTTCTTTACATAAATGTCCATCTCGCAAAACTTCTAATATAGTTTGTACTGCATCATCAAGAATTACATAAAAACTTTTATCAGCTTGTACTTGTGTTGAAAAAGTAGTAACAAGGCTTCTTATTAATTCTACATCTGTTTTAGCAGAACGATAAACCACATCCCTAGCACCTTCTTTAAAATAATTCTTCCACTGATTCTCTAAATAAGTAGTTCCACTAGCGACTGGAATACCCGCTAAATTAAATATCTTAGCAAGTAGACTTACTCCATCAGTTGTGTTGCTGTTTGATTCTGACATATATTAGTTAAGGGGTCTGCGAAAACAGACCCCTCTCCTAGTTTGTTTGGTTATCAAACGATTATTCTATTGTTGTGGCAGCAAACAAAGGAATGTAGTAAATTGTTCCTGCTACGACTACTTTTAAAGCCTTTGTAGGAACACCATCTGCATTTCCCATTTTACCTGAACCCGATGCAATAGAGACTTCTCCGTTTTGAAGCATGTCTATTAGTGCATCAACAAAAGCGTCATTGCTGTTTGAACCATGTAATGGATTTGCCATATTCTATATCCTCCTAGATTAACTTGCGTTCCAAATAGCGTGTTTCTCAGGCATTGAAAATTCCATACCAGCTTCGGTAAGAATTTGATCAACTCTGCGGTCAACACCACTATTTTCAAGAGTTTGAACACCAACGTAAATTGATGTATCACGATTTACACCGTTACCTACTAGAGGTCTGTATGCAACATGTTTAAGATCAACACCCATGATAGCAATCTTAGTTCCGTCTAAATGGATATTTCTAACTACATTCATATCTCCATAAGGAGTTGCGATAGTAGTCATATCAAGACCTAAGACTTTCTTGCGACCTGTTACTGCAAGGTCAGCACGAAATACAGAAGTATTTATCTTTAGGGTTTGATTAAAGTATCCACCTATTTGATGTAACCAGTTATACACTGCAGTTGAGCAAAAGAATACTGATCCTTTTCCACCACCGTATCTTGGGTCTAATAATGCTGACATATCGTTTAAGAAATCATCTGCATTTTTATCAGCAGTCCATGAAAATACGTTTCCATAGCTAGAAACCCAATCTACTGCACCTTGTGTCGTTCTATATTTTGAGCTTTGAGAACCAAATAACATAGATTGTTCAATATCGAACTTGTGTTCAATAAGCTTTTCTTTCCATATTCTTGCCCACTCATTACCTTCATACTTCAAAACAGTTGCACGATCAGTGTTGGTCATCGCCATTGATGTTTTCCAAATCTGAGTCATACCGTATGCAGTCTTAAAAGGTTGATCTTTCCAACTGTCTGGAAATCCAGTTCCTTTATCAAACGTAGTTCCCATAACATAGCATTTCATGTTTTCTAAATCTGCCATATTTAAAGGTTTTCCCTCTGCATCATTAATTAAACTAGCTAATGCTATACCGTGAGTTGCGTGTCCTACTACATTTTTAGAAGCACTTCCACCTGCGGTATCTACTAATGGTACATAAGCATTTGAACTAAGAGAACATGGTTTAACTACTACCATTTTTAATAGCGTATGAGCCATGTTTGTGCTATCTGCCCAAGTGGTTGAACCTGGTACTTGAGTTGCTTCTTGGACTTTTGCCACTACATAGTCAACTGCTTTACCTGCCGCTGCCGAAGCAAGAGGTATTCTTACTAACTGCCCAGCAATAAAGAAGATCGGTTCTGTGTTTTCAGCCCCAATCTTTACTTCGTTTTTAGTTTGACCATAGATATTAGCTACATTGCCTTCATTTTTATAATCTCCAGCCATTTTTACATAAAACACAGTATCAACAGTGTCTAATGCAACTGTACCTAAAGCAATAGCACTGTCGTAATCCCATGTGCTATTATTATGAGAAAATCCCGCAGGATAAGCATAACGCTTATGCCAAGAACCTCTACGTTCAGTGTATTTAAACTGAGGGTCGTCAGTTGGTTTTTTTGCTAGTTTACTTACAAGACGGAAAAATGGGTCTTGTGATATTGATAATTCAGAAACACGACTCCCAAAGTCGTATTTTCTTCTCAGGTCACCTGTATCTGGATACCCTGTTGTTATATTGTCGGTAAACGTACCAATGTCGTTACCGCCTTTGTAAAGAATGTCGTTAGCCACTCTAAACTCCTTTTTTTAAGAGTTCTGAGTAGTCTATATATAAACTACCCGAACAAGTTGTCTAATTCTGCATCCATACCAAGCATTGCATCAAAGACCTTATCTTCTTGCGATTGCTTTGGTTTGCCTGCACTATTTACTCCACTTGCACTTGTAGGCATGTTCCTTACGTTCCTCATTTGGTTCATCATATCAGCTTTAGTCGCATTTGCAGTATTCTGAGCGACTTTATCTCTATTAATAAGATAATTCACATCATCTAAAGTCATCTTATGTTGTTGAGCTTTAGACTTAAATTCTGCAAACTGTTCCTCTGTCATATTATTCCGTTTCATAAATTCAAGTTCTTCACCTTGTCTCGCTTTAGCTTGTTGAATTTGTGCAGACTTTTGCTTTTCAGCATTTATCATCGTACCGACTCTTTGTTGCACAATCCCATCTACATGAGCGTTCATAAGTTTAGCACTATCTGATTCGGGATCTGACATTGCCTCTGATTGATCAAACATAAAATCCTCTCCAAGATTTAACTTCTCTTGAATTGTCTTTGCTGGTTGACCTCCATTTACCAAATAGTCACGGACATGATCTACAAGTCCACTATCTTTTTTCATAGCCTCTAGAACTGGAACAAACGGTTCAAGTTCTTTCAACTGCCCTTTAAGATTTACCGCTTCTCGACTACTGTCTGAATAGCGTTTCTTATAAGGGTTGTTTTCATCATCCCATTGATTAGAGCCATCGTTTTGTGTGGAGTGAGTTGCCTGTTCGGGGTCACTCGTCTGTTGACGGGTTGCTTGAGGGATTTCATCGTCAATGATTGCACCATTAACGTTTTTATCCAAAGCATCAAAAAATTCATTCCCATCGGAGCCTTCTGCGAATCCATCTTCAAACTGATCTATTGATTCAAAATCATTAATCGGTTTGGTTTCCTCTGCAGGAGGGTTACCTTTTTGGTCTTGAGAAACTGCCATGCTTCATACTTCCTTTTAGTTATGTTGTATTTTATTCATTGTCACTTGTCTTTGACAAGTTGTTTTGAAATTTTTGTAATTCTAAATCCATTTTACCTTTTTGAGCTTGTGCTTCATTCTGCATTACATGTTGAAGTAGCTTCTGTTTACCCTCTGTTTCAATGTATTTCTTTTTCTCGTCAGATTTAATCTGCTCTTTGTTTCGAGTAATTTCCATCTCGGCTTGCATAACCTTGCCTTTAATACCTGCTTGAACCAGTTGTCGCTCTAAGGTTTCTATTGCACCATCTTTATCTTTAATAGACTCTTGCATATTCTCAATTTGACTTTGCATTTGAGCATATAAACTTTTGCGTTTTGCGATTTGTTCTTTATTTCGTATGTCTGTCTCAGCTAATACCGCAATATCATCTACAATACCCATTTTAAGCATTTCTTTCATTTCATCTAAGTATGCCCATCTATTAACAGGGAGTGTAGAACCTGCAACAACCTTAACATCAAACTTAGCAGAAGCATAGTCCATTGACTTACCAATAGCTTCTCCCATATCGTTATACATAGGAATGTTAATCTCGGTTTCTTTTCCTTCTTGTAATGTATTAGGTTGAATAATTCTAAATCGTTTATTTGCACTGTAAACACTTTGAGAAAATTGCATAATAACTTCCCCAAGTTGTTTCAATGCAGGTTCAATACTGTGTTTCATCCATTGTTTAATTCTTCGAGTTCCGTACTCATCCATAGCTAACATACCTCGGTAAGTCTCATGTTGACTTCCTGTATCTCCTTGCATAGCTGAATAAATTCCCGCAAGATATTCCATATCCGTTTTACCTTCTTGAACAATGCTAAAAAAAGCATTAGATAACGGTGCAGGCATTACAGGAGTTGGAGCTTCTGATCCTGCTCGTATTGGAAGTAAAGCACCAGGGGAGGCTGAGTATTTTTCCCATGTCTCAGCATCAATAGACCCTTCTTCATACATCCAACGTAAGGATGAACCAAGGGAAGCATTGTGAACGAGGATTTGGTGACTTTTGTTTATTTCTCTCTGTTTGCCTATTAAAGGTGAAACTGCAGACATTGAGAAAGGCGTACCAGTCCATTTAAAATGGAAAGGAACTAGCGGGTAATCTTTAACGGTGTCAGGTAAAACTTTTTCATATAAAAACTGACCTCCTGCTGTGCAACACAACTTAATTCTTGTTCCTTTAAAAGGAATCATTTCTATTACATTTTTAGAAAACTCTCTATCTTTAATTAAGATATCAAACTCTTTCTTAGAAACCACTTTGTTTTCAATCTTACTAGCTTCTTTCTGTAAAAGACTCATTTGTTCTTGTGAAAAAGCTTGGAGTTGTTGTTCCATTTCATCAGATGCTTTTTTCATTTCCAATTCAAATCTTTGCGGTAACATCTTACCTGACTGAACTGCCATTTGCATCTGTTGTTGTTTTTCCATCATTTGAACTTCAAGTTCTTGTTTCATCTCCATAACCATAACTTGAATCTGTTCTTGCATCTGTTTTAATTGTTCAGGTGAAGGTGGAATCCTATAAAAAACATTCACATATTCAACTTGTACTTTTTCATACGTTTCAAAAAACTCAACCATTTCATCCATAGTTCCGTCTGATCTAGCTGAAGCTGAATTGTTATTGTCTTTAGGGGTAAATAAAGATTGTTCTGAGTCATGCATTGCTCTATCTGAATACACATCATAGGTTTCAACATTGTGAGCTTTTTTAATCTTTCTTTTGTGTTCAGGAAATAACTTTTCTAAATGATTTCTAGGCAACATTTTTCTAATAATTATATACGATGCATCTCTAAACAACATATCTCTTGATTTAGGATCTACATATACATCAAAAGGTTCAGGTTGTTTTAAGGTAACCTCACCCATTCCATTATCCATATTTGGATCAACGTCAACTAAAAAATAACCAACAGACTTACATATCGAATCGTTTATAGCATTTGCATATAATGTAGACCCCGAAGATAAGTTCCATATATAATCAGATAAATCACTAAAGACTGCTGCGACATCACTATCTGATCCTTCTGAACCCACTGCTTGCCATCTAGGATTATTGGCAGTAGCGTAAAAGTTTAACATTTCTACAACAGGCATAATCCTATTAATAGTAAACGTAGGCATGCCTTGTTCTTCTAAGTTGTCTTTTTCGTCTTGAGAAAGTTGAGAATCATTAGCAAATTCATACCCTTTGGTATTAATCCGTTCCCATTGCTGTCTTTCCCAAGTCTCAGCAAGGTTAAATAACTCTTTGACTTTATCTGCTTTTTTATTTTTTTTCATAATTTACCTTAGTGCTTGCCATTGAGGCGACTTAAACTCCCTTCAATTCGAGAAATTTGTGAGTCCAAGTCTCTAGTGTTTCTATTTAGGTCGTCAAATTTCCGATCAAGTTTCTCATCTGATTTATTCCATCTTTCTATCAGTTTTATAACCATTCCTTCCATATTTTCTAGCGTTTCACTTTGTCCTTTATTTTCAACTTCTAATTCTTTTAACACTTGTTGCTGTGCTTCACTTTTTTTAGATAATGAAACGACTAAATAAACGAACATTGCCCCTACTACTCCTATCATCCCCGCTTCGCCATATATAGCCATAAAATCCATTACTTCTTTTTCCTTTTCCTCCAACTAAGGGGATTAATGTTGAGTTCTTTTTCATAGAACTTTAATTTTTTTTCTAATTCTTCTAGCTGTACACTTTCTTCCAACTGATGCTTAGCAACCAGCAACTTAATTTCAGCATGAGCTTCCAAAACTTCTGCTTCAAGACTTTGTATTCTGCCTTGTATGTCAAGCCAAGCGAAAGTAAGACTAGAAATGAGTACGCCAAGCTGAACCAAAAGTTTCCAGTTAATTGTGATATAAGCGTTATCGTCAATAATCCCAGTGCGATAAGAGCGAGCAGATTTAATTTTTTCATTCACTTACCAACTCTACGTTTTCATATTGCTGATGAAAGAAACACCAATTTTCCCCAACTCTAATATCACGA